AAGTTTTTTGATTTAGACTTATCCATGTGGAATGTTCCTAGAATTTTTCACAAGTCGGTTCCTCGCTGACACCTAAGCCCCCTCTTCGTGAGGGGGTTTTTTTATGGGCCGCACTTCAATCTCTGCTCTGGGGTTGGACTTGCTTAGACCCCATCGAACAATCTTGGACTTTACCTGGCGGTCATTCTTGTAAATTCTATCCTGCATACAATCGAGTATGACTGACTCATCGAGATCGGGTCTTCTTGTTGCGTAGTAGACTGTCATTTCGACCTCCAGATATCCTTCCATCAAGGGGTTCAGAGCAGGACATTGCTGTTGAAACCCCTTCACATAATTTAGTGCTTTCTTTGACTTGATGAAAGCAGGTCTGCCCTTGATGGTAACAAGCCTTCTGCTGTTACTTTTCGAGGCAGGTTCCCCCAGTACAGTAAAACTGTGTACTCTTTCATCTTTATTGTTTGACATCTTTTTCATGTATGAGTTATCATATAAACACAGTACGACTTACCGTGTCAAACCAAAGGAAGAAAATGAAATGAGTCCAATTATAATTGAAGATAATGTGCCGATTCCGGCTAGGGTAACGGATAGAGTACCGCTTCCAAAGCTCCCGTTAGATGACATGACTGCTGGGCAGTCTTTTAGGCTGGATGTGAATAACGGTGATTTAGACAAGACCTTGAACGCTCTGAGAATGAAGGTTCAACGGTATCAGAAGAGGCACTCAGGCGCTAAATTTTCTGTCATTACTGAGGATTCATACACCATCAGGGTCTTTTGCCGTGCGTCTCACTAATAAACACAACCTGCCTAAGCCTGTTGTCGATTCACTGACCAAAAACAATTACAGTCGAGGTTCAAGTAATCGAAGCATCACGCAACTTATTGATTCTCCTAGAATTAGGATACTCAGAGCCGAGCATGATGCTGAAATGACAGAAGATGCTTCTGATAAGGTTTGGAGCGTACTAGGTACGGCTGTTCACAATATGTTTGAGGATGCTGTGTCAGAGAAAGAGCATATTAGCGAGGAACGATTGTTCATTGACCATGAGGGATGGGAACTGTCTGGTGCGATTGATTTGCAGGAAACAGAATCAGATGGTTCTGTCACTGTGTCCGATTATAAATGCACTTCGGTTTGGTCTGTGATCCACGGCAAAGCAGAATGGGTCAATCAATTAAATGCTTATGCCTGGTTGGTACGCCATGTAAAGAAGGTTCCAGTTAAAAAATGCCAGATTGTTGCAGTGTTGAGGGATTGGAAATTGTCAGAACTTCAACGACAAGGAGGAAGATGATGGGAACTTGGGCAATGCCAGAAACACAGGAAGACCGAGATCAGGTCGATAAAATTCTGTCCAAATCTTTGCCATGCGGCAGGGATGGTGAGAACGCGCTTGACGCAATCGCCAATTTGATTGGTGACGATGAACTTTCTGACTCAATTATTTTGAGATCAGAGAGAAGCCCGCGCTACCTTGCCAACCACCTCATCAGAGAAAAGCTCAGAGAGTGGAGCATGATGGATGGCAAGGGCAGTTGGGTGAGGGGTACTTGGGATGGCAATACATGGAGGCCCCGATCACAATCATGATGAAACTCCTAGTCCTGAGTAGTGTTTTACTGTTAAGCGGTTGTTCAACGCTGGGCGGCATGTTTGGTAAGTCAGCCGTGCCTGTCGTGGCTCCCGTTGAGGTTGTCACGATTACTGTGCCAGCGCCCATGTATCACCCGCCGCTGCCCGAGGGCCTTACGCCAGCCGAAATTAAATGGATTATTTTAAACACCGGTATTATGCGTGAGTACATTGAAAATTATGATGCAGGAAATGCGCCCGCCGTGGCGTATTATGCATTGACGGCTCAAGCCTATGAGAGTTTGGCAAACAACCTGGCCGCCATCAGACGTTATATAAAACAGAATCTCCATATTATAAAATACTATCGGGACAACGACCCGACTCGAAAAGAAGAGAAAGAGGAAGAATAGCGATGGATGCACCAATCAAAAAAAGAGTAGACCTCGAACTTGAGGTAACAACAAACAACATTGGCGCAAATCCTTATCATAAGTGGGTACACTTGGCTAAAACTGTCGATGCGTGGCGTATATTCCCCAGAGCATTCGTTTCTGTCTACATCTACCTGCTGTACGAGGTTGTCACGTGGTTCATGACCCTAGATACACCAAATCTTGAGCAAGCCGGGCTTGTTTCCGTCGTAGTCGGGGCAATGGCCGCCGTTTTTGGCATATATGCAGGGACTTCGCAATCTAAAAACTTCAAGGGAGAAGAAAAATGACGGAAAAAGTATTTGTTAACGGCCTCATGGCTAAAAAACCACGGGACAACGCCCCCGAATGGGTGAAGTGTAACCTTAGTATAAAGCGAGAAGAACTCGTGTCGTGGCTCACGGAGCAAACAGGGGACTGGATCAACGCGCAAGTGTGTGAAAGTCGTAACGGAAAATGGTATGCGGAGGTGGATACGTGGAAACCGACAAACGGATCAGCGATGTAAATTGGGAATGGGCGGTCAAGCAGGTTGAAGATGTGGTTAACGACCGCGTCCAGCGACTGGGGAACGACCAGGTTTTGACTTTTGCCGAAAGAGAGTTGCTGAAGTTAAATATTAGAAGGGCTTGGGCGCGAATATTAGTGGGTTGAGGTAGTTAATTGCGCTTTCTGGTATAGGGCATCTCAAATATAAAAAAAATATTTTCTTTAAATATACCCGTAACCAGTGTAACCATGTAACTTTAGTACAAAATGTTTTTAAATACAATTACTTAGTGGTAACACAAAGTCACTTTTAATAATGTAACCTATCAATAGTTTATGTAACTAATAGGCAAAAATGCGTCAATGCGGTTTGAGATTTGTTTTTTTTTATTTTCTTTTTTCAGATTGCCCTATACAGGAAAGGCGTTTTAAGGCAAACTTTCTGAAAATCACTGGAGAAATAAGTGACCCGTAAAACCAAGGCAAAGTCTGATCCGGTGGTTGTTCCGCGAAAGGCGGGTAGGCCAAAGGCGCACAAAGCCCAACCCTTAACCAGGCGGCAAGAGCTGTTTGTTAAAGAACTTGTTTCCAAGGACGGGCAAATTACAATGCGGGAGGCTGCCATCAATGCCGGTTACCCCGCTTCAAGCGCACACACACGTGCTTACGAACTGACCAACCCGCACATGAGTCCGCACGTTGTCTCGCAAATTCAAGCGTATCGGACTGAGTTAGATCAAAAGTACGGCGTCAACTATCAACGGCATTTGCGGGACTTACAAACCATTCGGGATGTCGCGATGACTAACGGCGCGTATTCGGCGGCGGTTCAGGCAGAGTATCGCCGGGGCATGGCGCAAGGGGACATCTACGTTAGCAAATCTGAAATCAGACACGGTAGTATTGATTCGATGACCCGAGAAGAAGTCCTCAGTGCACTAAAGGAGATCAAACATAGTTATGCCCCAGTCACTATCGAAGCTGTTGCCACGCGAGGGGGCAATGCCCAAAATCGCAACAAAGCGCGAAAGCGGCTTTTGGAAACAGATGAAAAGCGAATTGAAGAAAAGCCCGAGGAAGCTGACAGCGACACGTCTTGAAACTTGGGCGACTCCGGGTGTCCCAGATGTGTTGTTGTGTGATGAATCAGGCGGGTTTCATTTCATTGAGTTAAAGGCAACTAAGGGTAACGCTGTTGAGTTGCGCCCGCATCAAGTCGCATGGCTTTCTCAACACCGCCACGCCAGCGTCTGGGTATTAACCCTGAAGATGATCACAAAGAATAATCCGGCTTGTCTTTTTCTGCATCATGGGCGGGACGCGATGGATTTAAAGATGCAAGGCCTGAAGGTTGACGCTGTTTTTAAAACCGAAGAGCCTTTCGAGTGGGAAAGTGTGTTTCAGTTGATTGTTCCCATCTAATTCTATATAGTTATATATCTTTTTTACCTGACTTGAGGGGTTTTAATGTTTTTAATCAAATGGTTGGCAGTTCTACTTTATGGCAAGGACGCCGTAGATAGTTTTGAAAAGAAACCGAGGCGGAAAACTAGGGGAAATAATCGTGGAAAAAGATAAACACGGGCAACCAGGGGACAGGGGAGCCGCCGATTATTGGTATCACCGTTTACCCGAGCCGCACTTTTGGCCGAACGGCACGGGAAAGGGTCAAAAAGTTGACGAAGCGGATATGACCGCCGAGCAGGTCTTGGACTACCACCAAGCATACGGCGAAGCTCTTGAAAGGGGCGAACAAAAAGACTATGGATAAAAAAAAGCCCCGCCGAAGCGGGGCTGAATCGTGCGGCTACTTTAACGTGGCTCCATAAGCCCAGCCTGTTGCACGTTTGGGCCGTTTAAATCTTACTTTAGCTATTTTATGAATATCCCTATCATCGCCCTCCCAATTTAGTTTATCAAACCGGTCTAAGTCTAGGTCTAACCCGGCTTTAATTTGATAAATAATTACGGGAACTTCCTTGCGTTCGGAACTTATGCAAGACCATTCAATATATGAAAGTGCATTTTTCCTAGCCTCATATTCAGACGATTCACTTCGACCCCAAGAGTTAGGGGTTAGCACAAACCATTCATATTCGCCTTCTTTAAAATGCGGAAGGACTTCTTCCGGCATAGTGCCCTTGAATAAGTCGGGGTCTAGTGCTTTGCTATTAACGATTGTCATGATTGCGTCTCCTAGTTTATTTAAGAAAGGGTGCTGCACCGAATTGTTAAAGAACGGATCAGATTACACCTGATCGATAACACCATTATACCATTCGACTTTGCGGGGATTGGCTGAAACCCCCATAAACAGGGCTTTTCGGGCCGGAAAGGCAAGGGCCCTGTAGTGGAAAAAAAACTTGACACCGTAAAAAATAGGGCGAAAGGCTGTGAATAACTCAACTTTTGCCCCCAAGAGTGAGTTGTGCCGCCAGCGAAATTAAATTAAATTAATTTTTATCCACAATTTAGCCCGCTTAATCGTGGGCTTTTTTTACGTTCTAACGGGTAATGCTTTACATTATCGCATACCGGTGTCTATAATATGCCCGAGGGTCGGCAACAGGCTGGCCTCATCACCGGGAGAAAGGGTAATCATGAACAGCAAAACGCATAAAACGGTCCGGGTAAATGCAAGGATGGAAACTGACTTGTGCCTCGACATAAACGTCCCCCTTGACGCAGGAGAAGAGGACATTGCGCAATTCATTCGCGAGGGGAACATTCTGGCAGAAGACATGGTGGAAGTTGTTCTTCCACACTCGACCAGCGGCGGGTGGATGTGGTTGGAAACAGATTATCATTTCGAGTTCGACCCAAAGGCCCGGCTGGTCATGGAAAGCAAGGTATGAACAAGTATATGGAACACCCGTATCCATGCATTTTTTGCGACCACTCTACCGACTGGGGATCAGGACGATTTGTTAACAGGCTTCCTGCCGACACTTATTATGAGTTTGAAGATGGCACGGAAGAATATCGAGACGGCTATTCCTGCGCAGAATGCATGGCTACGGAATGTGATCGGTGCCCGGAACT